ACAACTTACATGATGGGAACAGCGGTAAATAAGCTGGCCGGTTCCGAGATTGTTAATCCTAAGAAGGGACAGAAAGATAAGTAGGTGATTTATTATGGCATTGTCGAACACTGCCGTTCCAAAGTATTACGGCGCGTTCAGAGATGCCGTAATTCGAGGAGAAATACCTGTCTGCCGTGAAATCGAGATGGAGATGAACCGGATCGATGAACTTATCGCAGACCGTGGGATTTATTATGACGACCGTCCGGTTGAGGGGTGGATTGCATATTGCGAGGAGGAACTCACTTTAACCGATGGCGCCAATCTTGTTATGCTCGACACATTCAAACTTTGGGGTGAGCAGATATTTGGTTGGTACTACTTCGAGGAGAGGGAAGTATGGGAACCAAACCCGAATGGTCCTGGCGGGCATTTTGTAGTAAAAACCATCAAGAAGCGGCTTATCAATAAGCAGTATTTGATTGTTGGGCGAGGAGCCGCTAAGTCTTTGTACGATTCCTGCATCCAGTCCTATTTCGAAAACATTGATACTTCTACTACTCATCAGATAACAACCGCTCCGACAATGAAACAGGCAGAGGAAGTAATACAGCCGATAAAAACAGCCATCACAAGAGCCAAAGGTCCGCTGTTCCGATTTCTTACGGAAGGTTCGTTACAAAATACCACGGGCGTCAAAGCAAACCGTGTAAAGCTTGCCTCAACCAAAAAAGGAATCGAAAATTTTTTCACGGGTTCTCTGATAGAGGTTCGTCCGATGTCTATCGATAAACTTCAAGGTTTGAGAACTAAAGTATCGACAATCGATGAGTGGCTGTCCGGTGACGTAAGGGAAGACGTGGTTGGGGCTATCGAGCAAGGCGCTTCAAAACTTGACGATTACCTTATCATTGCGACCAGCTCCGAAGGAACGGTCCGGAACGGAAGCGGCGATACAATCAAAATGGAATTGATGAAAATCCTAAAGGGCGAATACCCGGCAATCAATACTTCCATCTGGTGGTATAAGCTCGATTCCGTTGATGAGATTTCTGAGCCTAACAAATGGCTGAAAGCCAACCCAAACCTTGGAAAAACCGTTACTTTTGAAGTATACCAGCGTGATGTAGAAAGAGCCGAAAATGCTCCGGCAGCCAGAAATGATATTTTGGCGAAGCGGTTTGGTCTACCAATGGAGGGTTATACCTATTACTTTACTTATGAAGAAACCCTGAAATATCGTAAGCGTGATCTTTCTGGTATGCCTTGTTCTATGGGCGGCGATTTATCGAGAGGTGATGACTTCTGTGATTTCACTTTTATGTTCCCTTTGTCAAACGGAACATTCGGAATCAAAACCAGGGCGTATATTTCCGATTTAACGTTTCGGAAACTTCCGTCGGCAATGCGAAGTAAATATGAGCAGTTCATACTGGAAGGCAGCTTGATTGTCATGGAAGGCACTGTTTTGGATATGATGCAGGTGTATGAAGACCTGGATAACCATATCGTAGAACGTGGATACGATGTCCGTTGTTTCGGGTATGACCCTTACAATGCCAAAGAGTTTGTTGAGAGATGGGCATCTGAAAATGGACCGTTTGGTATCGAAAAAGTAATACAGGGAGCAAAAACGGAATCCGTTCCTTTGGGAGAGTTAAAGAAACTTTCCGAGGAGCGGATGCTTTTATTTGACGAAGAATTGATGTCCTTCTGTATGGGAAACTGCATTACCATCACAGACACTAACGGGAACCGGAAGCTTTACAAAAAGCGGGGCGACCAAAAGATTGATGCAGTGGCGGCTATGATGGATGCTTATATCGCTTATAAGCTCAACAGAGACGCATTCGAGTAAAGGAGGTGATGAAGAAATGGGTGCGGCGATTAGTTCCAGGTTTAGACATGCCTGGAATGCTTTTCGAAGTAACGGTCAGCAAAACTACTACCGTGATATTGGAACCGGATATTCCTACAGGCCGGATCGCCCCCGTCTTACAAGGGGGAATGAGAGATCCATTGTCACTTCCGTGTATAATCGTATTGCGTTGGACGTAGCACAAATAAACATCCAGCATGTCAAGTTGGATGAAAATGACCGATTTCTCGAAATCATCAACTCCGGATTAAACAACTGCCTTTCACTGGAAGCTAATATAGACCAGACTGGCCGTTCTTTTATCCAGGACGTTGTCATGTCTATGTTTGATGAGGGGTGCGTTGCGATTGTCCCGGTTGACACAGATGACGATCCAGAAGATGGACTGCCTGGCTCTTTCGACATCGATACTATGAGAACGGGGAAGATTCTGGAATGGTATCCCAAGCATGTCAGGGTTCAGCTTTATAACGACCAGACTGGGATGAAAGAAGATATTTTGCTACCTAAGAGTACAGTAGCGATTATCGAAAACCCGTTATATGCAGTTATCAACGAACCAAATTCCACGATGCAGCGGTTGATTCGGAAACTGAATCTCTTGGACGTTATCGATGAGCAAAGCAGTTCTGGTAAATTGGATTTAATCATTCAGTTGCCATATGTTATTAAGACGGAGGCTAGGCGTCTGCAAGCCGAAAATCGGCGTAAAGATATAGAGAAGCAATTGTCCGGTTCTAAGTATGGTATTGCTTATACTGATGGTACAGAGCATATCACACAGTTGAATCGTCCAGTCGGCAATAATCTGATGACTCAGATTGAATACTTGACGAGTATGCTATACAGCCAGTTAGGAATCACTCAGAGTATTTTGGATGGTACTGCCGATGAGAAAACGATGCTCAACTATTATAACCGAACGATTGAACCGATAGTTTCCGCTATTGCAGACGAGATGAGGCGTAAGTTCCTGACTAAAACCGCCCGGTCACAGAAGCATTCTATCAAGTTCTTTAGAGATCCGTTTAAACTGGTTCCCGTTACGGAACTTGCCGAGATTGTGGATAAGCTTACCAGAAATGAGGTGGCTACATCGAATGAAGCACGGCAGATTATAGGATGGAAACCGTCAAAAGACCCGAAAGCGGATGAACTTCGGAATAAGAATCTTAACCAGACAGAAAGCAAGGTTAATTCCGGAAATCCGACGATGGGTGATGAAGGAACTTCAACTGGCGAGAGCGAACAGGATCGTATCGTAAATGAATTGCTGGATAGTCTTGAATCTGAAATAGAAAAGATAATCGGCGATTATATTTCTGATAATGAGGAAGAGGAGGAGGATTCGTAGATGAACAATAATCTTCAGCACTATGCCTCTCCCTATTACGACCCCCAAAAAGCTCATGAATATTACATGCGAACTAGGGAATTGAAAGGACGCCGCTCAGCTACCAAGCTTTCGGATGAAGGAAAGAAAGTCTGGTCCTATACCAAAAACGAAATCAAAGCCGAGAAAAAGGCCAAGGTTGAGGGGGAACAGGAAAAGCGAAAACAGACTATAACAGCGCTTAGAGAAAGAGCATCGGCCACAAGGGAACAAATCTCTGCACGTTTGAAGGAGTTGAACGATGCTCTAACCAAAAGGGCATCTCGTAAAAAAGAGGCAATCGATTCGGATAAAAAATCCGATTTGGAAGATATCGAAAAAACCTCGACGGCAGAGAAGGAAAGGATAACATCCAAGACTAATTCTGCGATAGAACGTCTTATGGCTGAAAAGATTCCGGACAGTTTGCCAAAAGCTGAACGAGCAAAACGGATAGCCGAGCGTAACGAGAAAATTGCCAAGTTGCGTTCGGATTCGAAAGCGGCAAAATCGAAAGTAAGCGAAGAATCCCAGTCCAGTAAAGAAGGTGTCCGTTCCGATGCCACTGCGAGAAAGCAACAGGTGTCAGAAGAAACAAAAGAAGACCGCGCGGCTAATTCTGCCAATGCTTCGGTTGAACGAAAACAGGTTGCCCGCAGGTTAAAATCGGCAATCTCCGCAGCGAGGGAAGCCTATAAAGCCGCAAAGGAGTCTTTGGACTCTTCTTATGAGGAAATTTATCAAAGGGAGTTTGACAAGATTGCCGCCGAGATGCCGAAGGTGTCCAAGCGTAAATCATCACAGAAAAAGAAGTAAGGAGGAAAATTCAAAATGGCAAAATTTGATTTCAGTGGCTGGGCCACAAGAAATGATTTGCAGTGCGCCGACGGAAGAATTATCCGTAAGAATGCTTTTAAACAGCAGGACGGCGAGACTGTAAGCCTGGTTTGG